TGAGACATTTATAAAAACAACAAACAAGGGGGCGAAATAAAACTTTGGAAATTATCACAAACACACGTAAGAGAAAATGGTTATTATAGAGATGTTCTTGTTGCAGCTGAAACGGAAGAGGACGCAAAAAATACAGACATTAATTCGGGTAGTGAATATTATGCTATTTGGGTCGATCCCAGGCATGTAAACGTTGAATATCTTGGGGAAGCCAAAGAAGGTACAGAGGCAGGTTTTCTTTTTGGGGAAATTTTGAGTTAAGGGGGAAAAATGAAAATGTGGAAAATATCCCAAAATTTTAACGATGATTATGGCACTTACGATAGCGCTATTGTTGCAGCAGAAACTGAAGAAGACGCAAGAAATACAGACATGGAAGAGGAACACTCTAAATTTTATAATGTGTGGGCTGCACCTGAGCATGTCGAAGTAGAATATATTGGAGAAGCAAAAGAGGGCACCGAAGCAGGAATAATACTAGCATCATTTAATGCAGGATAAATAAGCGGTTAGCTTGAACTAACCGCTTCCAACTTCATAGATGCAATAAAAGTATTACAATTCACGATCACGATTATATCGTAAAGTTATTTTAAGGTTTTTCTATTATTTTAACAAGCAAAAACTGCTTTAGTTGACAAAACTATAGAATAAAGTATAATCAAAATATAAAATTTGGCGTATCCCTCTAAATTTTATATAGAGTATGGAAACTATTAGCACAGGTTAGCCCTCCAGCCCTGTGCTTTTTTTATTTCTTCAGAAAATACGTCAAGCCAAAGTTTAACTTGTTGCTAGCAAACGAACCATCATTCTTTTTTTCGTTAAAACTTCCGCCAAAAACATAATCATACCCAAAACTTCCCATTAGCTGCTTGTTAAAGTAATAATTAAAATCTAACTCGATTTTAGGCAGTGTGCAGCCGGAACGTTGCTTGTTTGAACTGCTTGTTGCAGCAGGGTACAGATTTTCATACCTGCGCTGTATTCCACTTTCTAACGTAAAGCCTGCTTTTTGATTTAATCTGTAGCTCAACAAACCACCAACGACAATAGATTCGTATGATTCGTATGATTCCCGAGATTTTTCTATCTGCCAAAATTTACCAACGCTTATCTTTTGTGTCACTGGTGAATATACGCCAACACCGACAGAAACAAAGCTGGCCGGTGAAATCTTTGTATCAATGAACGGCAGAACCGACGCTACACATTTTGTTGTTAAAAAAAACAGCAGTAAGGCTTTCTTTTTTTTATGCATTTTCCAATCCCCCAAGATCAACATGCAAACGCATAATAGCACGTTTAAGAAATAGGTATAATGATTTAGTATTAAATTATTATAGAGAAATCGCAACAGTTAAAGTAAATGGTCTAAAACAAGGCAAAATGCTGTCACTTTGTCACTTCTTTGTCACTAAAATGGGATTTTAAAAATGGTAAGTGACAAGCTGTAATTTATTGATTTATATATATATTTATCTATTTATATATATATCTTGTCACTTTGTCACTTATGTATAGGAGGTTGAAAAGTGTGTTTTTTTGCATAGTGTGTTTGGTTAAGATATGTACATTTTTGTTTTTATAGGGGGTGAAAATATATAGATTGAACTCGGTCAGTTTTAAGTGACAAAGTGGCAGGAGGTTTGCAAGTTATTGATTATTAAGAAGAAACAGCTTGTCACTTACCCTTTTTAGAAGTGACAAGAACGACAAAACGAGCAAGAAAATGCTTGTTTTTTAAACAGATAAATAAGGGGGAATCCTCGGCAGTAGGGTGTTTTATTGGTCAAATTCTACCGTGTACAAAAAAAGTGCTCATTTTTTGTACAGCAAAAAATATAGTTGCCTAAAATGGTCAATATCGCTTGACATATGTTACTCCAAACTGAAACAGATAGCAATAACATTAAATTAATATTAGAACTGTTTACATTTTTAACTATTTATAATAAAGTTTAATTTATGAAAGAATTTAGTTTTAAAAGATTAGCACCATCAAAATATTTACCGACTTTCGAAAGATCGAAATCGTCGGTTTGCGGTCGTGCAGAAAACACACAAACAGCAGAAGAGATTGCAGATAAAATTTTTAACATGGCTGCGATGAGTTCTAGTAAAAAACAGATTGCGTTTGCGCTCGGCAGCACTGAAGCGAGATTGCGTGCTTTTTTGAAAAAAAATGAAGAAAATTTTGACGAGCTTTATCAAGCGGGCAAACAGCATGGGCAGCGTGAAGTTGAAGCGGCTTTGTTTCATAACGCTACACAGAATTTGCATTTTCCTGCGCAAAAATATTGGCTTGAACAGCGCGTTAAGAAAAAATGGATAAAAGAAGAACAAGATGACGAATACAAAGGACAGACAGTTATTATACAAACTGATTCTGCGCTGGACGGCGTCTAATGAGCAAAATAGAAACTCTTGTAAATCAGATTAGCTTTACTGAAGTACAAAAAGAGTTAGCAAAACTTGTTTCTTCAACGCGTGCAACGATGGCTTTTGGTGGCGCGGGATCAGGTAAAACGATTGCAATGCTGACGATGATCGTATTAAGAGCGTTAAAAGAAAGTTCAAAACACATAATTTTGCGAAACAAATTTGCGCATGTGAAGGCTTCAATTTGGCACGGAAGCATGCCGACTGTTTTAAAATTGTTTTTTCCGAACGTTCAATATACGCCTCACAAAGCCGATTTTTACTGGTCTTTTCCTAACGGCTCGGAAATATGGATTGCTGGTACTGATGATAAAGACCGGATTGATAAAGTCTTGGGTTGGGAAGTGGCTACTATATATTTAAACGAGTGCTCGCAGATTAGTTTAGATGCGTATCTAACGCTAAAAACTCGTTTGCGTCAAAACGTAAAAATAATTAAACAGCGGATGCTGTTTGATTGTAACCCACCGCCAAAATCGCACTGGGTGTATAAATATTTCGTGTTGGGTCAACAAATGGACAAAAGGCCGTTACCTGATCCGGAAAATTACGCTGCAATAAAAATGAACCCGCGGCAAAATAAGCATTTAAATGAAGAATATTTAAAAGAACTTGAGAACGCTCCGACAAGATACAAAAAAAGATTTTACGATGGTGAGTTTTTAGACGATACAGAGGGCGCGCTTTGGCGTCAAACCACGATTGACGAAAACCGTGTACATTTTAAGAACTATAACGAGTTAATAGAGTATATAAAGCTTGGCTACACTGTTGTTGCAATCGACCCAGCGACAAGTAAAACAGAGAATAGCGACATGACGGGGATTGTAGCCGTTGCAGCTGGATTGGAACTTGATAAAGAGAAAAAAGAACATTCTTATGTTCTTGCTGATAAATCGCTAAAAGGTACGCCAAAAGAATGGGCGGATGCGGCTATTGATCTGTATAAAAAAACTGACGCTGATTTGATTGTTGCAGAGAAAAACCAAGGCGGCGATATGGTCGAGTCCATTTTGCGCAGCGCAGGCTACAAAGGGAAAGTTGTTCTAGTGCATGCTAGCAAAGGAAAAATTGCTCGAGCTGAACCAATAGAAGCGCTGTACGAACAGAATTTAGTTCATCATTTAGACAGTAGAGAGTTAATAGAATTAGAAGAAGAAATGACATGCTATGTTCCGCATAAACTTGGCGGTTCTGATGAGTCGCCGGATCGGATGGATGCGCTAGTCTGGGGATTGACTTTTCTAACTGAGCGCGGCGGACGAGCTAGAAGTTATAAACGATACGATTCGAAAAATGTACATCGTGCATTAAATACACATTTTGGAAGATAAAAAATGGCAATATTTGACTTTTTAAAACGTAATAATAAAAAAGACACGAATTTTTCTAAAAATTGGCAACCAACTAAGCAAGAACTTTACAGAAAACATTTTAGCCAAAACGGCCAGGGTTTTAGTAATTTTGCGGTTGGGTTTGGTGGTGTTAATGACGTGACTATGTATAGTCAGAACAATACGCCTGACGCAACTAATTTAATGTTTCAAAAGTTCGACAACATTTATAGAACAAACGTGTATGCTCAGAGGATCATCAATGCCCCTGCGGATGACATGACAAGAAAATGGCGGGAGTTTGTCGGGGATGACCCAACCCTAGTCGATAAAAGAACAAAAGCGGAGACTGGTTATTTAATTAGAGACAAATTTAATGAAGCAATAAGATACGCTAATCTCTATGGTGGCGCCGGGTTATTAATTGTACTAAACAGCACAGAAAACTGGGCAGAACCACTTGATTACTCTACTGTTCGCAAAAACGATTTGATTAAATTTCAACCGATCTTTTTAGGTGAAACGTACGGAATGGGCGGTTTTATTTTAGATCCAACAGATCCCAACTTTGGAAGACCTCTTTTTTACAACATAAATAATATGCCTACGGCCGTTCATCATAGCCGCATCATTTTGTTTGACGGCGTCCCGCTTTCGTTGTACGCAAGGATGAATCAAACAGGATTTGGTGATAGCAAACTAACATCTTGTTTAGATATTTTACAAGCTGCGCAAATGACTTACTTAAACATTGCGAACTTGATTGCACGAGCTAACGTTGACGTTGTTAAAATTAAAGATTTTGCGGAAGTTATTTCAAATAATGCTGATAACTTTTTCTCATCATTAAGAGACCAAGCACAGATTAGAAGTTCTCTTGGCATAATGGCGATTGACTCGGAAGATGATTTTGTTAGAAATGAGTTAACGGGTCTTGGCACGATGGGTGATTTGCTAATGACTTATTTGCAGATGATCGCTTCTATCATACCTATGCCGTTGACAAAATTGCTTGGCACAAGTGTAGACGGATTTGGTACAGGTATAAATGAAATTATACAATATTACGATGAAATATTAGCTAAACAGAATAATTTATCTGTTCAATTAAAAATTGTTGACGAAATAATGGAGCGTTCCGTTTTTGGAGATGTTCAAGACATCAAATACAATTGGTTGACTTTATACGAACCAACTTCCGCAGAAAAAGCGACAGTTGACTTGCAAAAACAACAAGAATATGAAGGTTACCAGCGGATGGGGATTATTTCTGATCAAGCGATTGCGAGAAAACTTAAGCAAGAAGGTATTTTTGATTTATCAGAAGAAGAAATTTTGGCTTTATCTGATGAGACGAATACTGATGCTGAAGATTCAGAAATGCAAGATTTATTAGGTTCTGTTAAAGATGCGAGCGATGGCAAGAAATAAGAGAACTATAAAACCAGTCAAAATAGATAGGCGTTACTATATCGCTTATAGAAACTTGCTCGTCAAATATGCAAAGCAGTTGAACTTAATAATTGCGCGTAGATTATTTGATCTTCTTAAATACTTGCAACCAAAATATGCAAAAAACTCTGTTTTGATGTTTAACGATGAGTCAATTTTGAATGCATTTAGTTGGATTGATGAGCAAGCAGATATGCTATATGAGCAATATGGCCCACTTGTTGTGTCTCTTTTAGTCAGAATGAAAGACAACGACCAAGAGCGATTTTATAAGAATTTAAGTCAACAAACCGGGATTAGTTTAAAAAATATACTAGAAGATGAGAACATACAAGACTCTTTTAAGCTTGCAATTAAGGAAAACTTAAATTTGATAAAAACTTTATCACAAAAACAGTTGTCAAGAGTTCAAAATGTGGTATTATCTAATCTACGCGCGGGCAACTTTCAAGCCAGTGAGATTAAAAAGCAATTGGTTGACGACTTTGGAATGAGCGAGAGACACGCAAAATTCATAGCAAGAGACCAATCGCACAAAATGACGAGCAACTTAAATCAGTTGCGTTATGAAAATTTAGGCGTTACCAAATATATTTGGCGCACTTCGAAAGATAGACGTGTGCGCGGTGACCCTGAAGGAAAATACCCCAAAGCAAAACCCTCACACTATGTTCGCGAAGGCAAAATTTATTTGTTTGCTAAACCGCCTGCGGGCGGAAATCCTGGCGAACCTATAAATTGTCGTTGTTACGCCGAACCTATTTTACCCGAAGAATATACTAACCTATAAAATCGATGAGGGTATAAATGTCAAAATCTGACAAAAAACAAGATTCAGTTATTGAATCAAAAGTCAATGATTCTACTATTGTTGAAGATTCAGTTGAGCAAGAGCAAGAACCAGTTTCTGCACGCACAAAAGAAGAAGACGCACATGCTGCGAAATTAGATAAATTTCACAAAGAGCACAATGCTGTTTCTTTCACTGATCGAGTTAATCTTTTTAAATATTATTTGCTTGATAGAGAAGCGTATAAAAAAGATAGAATGGGCTTAGTTCGCAGAGGAATTATTACAGTTAACAGCTGGAACGAGTGGGTCGACATCATTAATAAAAACGAAAAACTTTTATTTAATTATAAATGCGTTCAAGGTTCAGAGTTAAAAAGAAGGTACGGACACTTTTATAACTCTCTTGTAATTTTAGCAACTGAACTTAAACAAAAAGTGAATTAAGTTATGCAGAATTTGCAAACCAAAAGTTTTCAAATTAAAAAAGAATGTGTGATTTCTTTTAATGCTTCAGCATTAAGAAAAGAAATCGACGAAGACGGCTGCTTAGTTCAATACGATGTGCCAATTGCAAGGTCTGGGGCGTTCGAGTATCGCGCGTTTGAATTTGGTTTTATTGCTTCGGACGGAATAGATCCAAACCAGTTAATAACGGTTTATCGAAGTGATGCAAGTTTTAACGATAAAGTAATAAAAAAAAATCCAGATATACCGTTTACGAACGATCACCCAAACGGCGTTGTTAATGTTAGCAACTCAAGAGATTTAAGAGTTGGGTCGGTGAATGGTTTGTATTTTAAGAATGGAATTTTATACGCTGAGTATATAAAAGTTTATGACGAAAATACAATTTCACAAATTGAAAACGGAATAAAAAAAGAAGTTTCGATTGGGTTTGAAGCGCAATATGACTTTAACCCGGTTGTCGTTAACGGTGTGACTTATGATGGTTTAGAAGAAGTTATAAGAATAAATCATTTGAGTTTGGTTGAATCCGGAAAAGCCGGTCCACAAATTAAAATGCATAAAATGAACGAGGAGTCAAAAATGTCTGAAGAAAAGTTGATTACTGTTAATGTTAACGGTATTGATGTTTTAGTGCCGACAGAACAGGCGATACAAATTAATGCGGCGAAAACTGCAGAAATGTTTGGCCAAGTGAATTCGACACTAGAAAAAATTACTAATAGTTTAGAAAAACTTTCTGTTGTTGTTAATGCAAAAAATGAAGATGACGAAGAAAAATCAGATTCAGCAGACGACGAAACAAAAGAAGATCTTTCAGCAAACAAGAAAAATGCTGACGAAGACGACAAAAAAGAAAATGCAAAAAATGCAGATGATGAAGACGAAGACAAAAAAGAAGATGCAAAAAATTCAGATGATCAAGATCAAGTTGTTGCGACTAAACCTGACGCTGTTAATAGTCAACGCTTATCGGATTTAATGGGTCAAGTTATCAATAAGGGGCAACAAGCAAACAGTAATCCTTTGTTGTTGTCTGATTGTGAAATTTCAGAAAACGTATATACACCGGATTTCATTATTAACAATAGCGATAATTTCGATCAGTACACGGTTTTAGCTGCTTTACGAAATAAATTTTGCGCATATTAATATAATTTTTTGGAGAATTAAAAATGAGTTCAGCACCATTACAAACTTCGATCTCGTTATACCCTGGGTTTGGTATTGCGGGGCAAAACATGACAGGCGCAGGCCAAGCTTTGCAAATTGTTAGCGGCGTTTTTGAGTTAAGCGGCGCAACTGAAGGGTATGCGTTACCTGGTTTGGTTGCAACTAGATCCGGCGACGGTTTTGCGATTTATCCCCAAGGTGGCGGCAATAGATCACAAATAGTAGGATTTTTCATGCTACAACAATTAGCGCAAAATCCACCATCTAATTTTGGAGCTACGGTAGAGTACTACGACGGCGATATGACCGCGGTGATGTGTAAAGGTCGTATAGTTGTTCAAACGCAAGGGCCATTAAGTCAGACTGAAAATATTTATATTTATATCGGAACCGCAACACCTGCAAACGTTGGTAAATTGTTTACATCTGCATCAACACCAAGTGATGGCGTGTTAATTGGCGGTCCAGCTTATAGACCTGACGGCACAAACTACTTAACAAGCCCAATCAGGGTAATTAGCTCGACTAACGATTTAGCTATTATCGACATTAATTTTGCTTAATTTTATATATTTTTTTTTGGAGACTTAACATGTCTGAAGTAAGAATCATGAACAATTCATACGCTCCTAAATTTGATGCCACTCAAATTAATAGCGTTATGAAAAAAAAATTAGAATCTGCAGTATCGGGAGTTAGTAAATTTATAGTAAATAACTCTAATATGAATATGCGAAACGCGGAATTTGTTTCTCGTTCGTTAACTTACATATTCTCAGAAATTTTATTCCAAAGATTTCCAGAATATACTTATCGTTTATACGTTGACGTTTTAAATACAGCTGCGTTTAACAAAAACGTTGCGTTTAACATTGCTAATTTTTATGGTGAAGCAACAGAAAAAAGCTCAAGCGCAAATGATTTTGACGAAACCGGGGTTAATATGGTTGAGTCTATGTTTGATCTTTACGAATTAAACACGCAGTACACTATGGAAGTTATGGAAGGGATGGCTGCTGAAGCACTTGCTTCGGGTGACACAAACGGAGTTCGTTTCATTTCTCTAGTTCGTGCAAAAATGACTAACTTAATTCGAGTGACCGAGGGTAAGAAAAACGACGTGTTTTTCAACGGTAATGCCGCTGCAGGCTTAACTGGAATTATTAACGACACAGATATTCCATCTGGCACGGCTTCCGCCGCGTGGACAGATTCAACGGATCCAAACGTAATGCTTAACGATTTACTTGCAGCAATTACAGAAGTTAGAGCGCAATCAAAAGGCGTCTTTCAAGCTGATACTTTTGCAATTAGTAACAACAAATATGCGCTTATTCAAGCTAAAGCGCGTTCCCTTTATTCTGATTCTTCAATTTTAGGCTGGATAGAAAGGAACTTACCACAAATTAAAACTATTATTCCCGATCCGTTCTTAGATGGTGTTGGTTCTGGTGGTACTGGCATGGTGATTGCGCTTGAAAAAGGTTATCGCAATGCAAACATGGTCGTTGGAGCTGACTTAATGGGGTTACCGGTGCAGTTCAGGGGTAAAGAGCAAGTTAATCCGTTTGTATCTAGATTAACTGGTTTAAATCTATTACAAAGTACTTCGATTTATAGATACTCTGGCATCTAGTTTGGGTATACATTTATGGCGGTGACGATAACAGTACAAAACATTCGTGACAAGTTTGCGGAATTTGATAACGAAGAGTTGTATTCTGATGAACTTATACAGTTTAGTATTGATATCGCGCTGCTGTGGATGAAAAAGAAAACGTCCATTTCTGATGACTGGTTTGAGATGTTAGCTTTATTTTTATCTGCACATTTTGTTTATTCGCAAAAACGTGGAGAAGAAAGCCCACAAACCAATATGGGTTCGATCGCATCGATTGGAGAGGGACCAAGCAGTACTTCTTATACCAACGTTGAGATTAATTCAGAAATAAAAGGGTTTTTAACAAGTTCGAATTATGGCTTAAAGTATTTAGCTCTTTTGAGAATTTGGGGATTGCAAAACGGTTACGGTTTGATGTTAAACGGATGATAAATGACTGGTTCTAATTTCACTTTATCAATTCAAGAAAAAAAATCGTTTGATTTAAAAACGATTGAAAAACTGCAAGGTAAGATTTTGCAAGTTGGTTTTCTTGACGGTAAATCTGCTGATTATCCGGACGGCGAAAAAGTTGCAGAAGTTGCAATAAAATTAGAATATGGTTTTTTGGCTTCGGGTGAAGCTTTGCAAAAAGAAGCGGATAGGAAGGGATTAAAAATAAAAGTTCCAAAA